AGCCTTTAGATTTGCAGGCCCCAGGTTATAAGCAAAAGAAACTAATGCATCAAATTGGTTCTGATTGATGCTATCTACACAGTAGCTATCTACATACTTCTCAAAGCTTACTAGCATGTTAGCTAAAAGTTCTGTAGCTTGTTCTTCTGTAATTGTAGCATCAGTCATTGTTACTTTCTTACCACTAGGATAAAAAGTAGCTCCATATCCAATTGTAGGAACACCTGCAGAACATTTGTAAGGAGCTCCTCTGAACCCTTCAAATGACTTGATCATTTCAATTCCCGCTTTCCCCGTCTTTGTTATTTTCATCTTTGTTCTTTTTTTTAAGTGACAAAATTCTACCTGCTGTAGTAATTCCAAAAGCACCCAGTGTTAGAATCATAAAGCCATCAAAGATAAACTCTTTTATAATAAGTTCATTACCTAGGATACCTGTAATTACATCTACTACTAATATAAATGCCATAGCAAAGAATGCTACTACACCTACAAATGCTTGCTCATTTATCTTATTGTCATCTGAGATGAGCTCTCTAAAAAACTTTTTCATATCCTTTATTTTTTTTGTTTACTACCCTCTTGTGTTGCATACTTGATACCCATGATTGTACCAACTATTGAAAAGGCATTTGTTAATAATACACTAAACATATTACTCCATGTTGATCCAATGATCTGAGTATCTTGATTTGTTATAATAGCCATCCAGTATAATACTGTTGTTACTACACCTACTCCAACTATGACAGCTAATGCAACTTTAACAATGATCTTTATGAGTTCACTCTGACTCTTCTTCATCATGACGTCTAAGTCATTTAGAGCTGCATCCTTTTCTAACTCTATTGCATTCTTGAGTTTTTCAGAGTTGTCTAGTTCTATTTGCAAATTCTTTGAAAGATCATCTATTTTTTTCTTATTGTTTACAGACTCAGTAACATCAGTTGCAATCTTAACCACATCAGTGATGTTTCCTTTACTGTCCATTACAGGATTGTAAGATGCTTGTAAATAAACAACAGAACCGTCTACTTTTCTCCTTTCAAATATTCCATCAAAGTACTTACCCTTTCTCAGGCTTTCCCAAAACTTAGCATACTCATCAGATTTTGAGTACTCATAACTAACAAAAACACTGTGATGTTTACCAATGACTTTATCTTTTTCATTGGCTTTATAACCCATGGTTTCTAAGAATATAGAATTCACATCTGTTATAAATCCATCAATGTTAAAGCTAATTAAAGCAGTGCTTCTATTAATTGCATCTATTTGTTTCTTACTCTCAACAATTGCACTAATATCAGTAGCAATCTTCATTATCTTGGTAATCTTACCATCTTCATTAAGGATAGGATTGTAAGTTGCTTGAAGATTGATAAGACTTCCATCTTTTCTTCTTCTTTCAAATTCACCACTGTAATACTTACCACTTCTTAAGATGTCCCAAAATTTTTCATATTCAAGAGATCTTGAATAATCTTCACATACAAAAATGCTGTGTTTTTTACCAATGATGTCATCATGGTTACCTTTACCATAACCCATGGCTTCCAAAAAAATGTCATTAACCCCTAATATGACCCCATTAAGGTCAAAGTAGATAATGGCATTGCTTCTATTAATAGCTTCAAGCCTGCTTAACAACTCTTCTTTTGGTAGATTCTTCATTGCTTAGTGAAGCTTAATCATTAGTTCTTTAACAGCATTAGATAGATCACTTACATTCTTAGCAAGCATCTTTATCTCTAATTGAGTTTGTTCTTGTATAGCTTGGTATTTAAGTCTATTCTCTTGTTCTACAAGTTCAATCTTTCCTTTGAGTTTCCCCAAGTCTTCTGTATTCTTTCTTACATCATTATGAACAATTCTTAAGAAGTATCCTACAATCAGTACGGCAGTGCCTATGATGAATGTTGTAATTTCAGCAGTTGTCATTTTTTGAAAATAAAAAGTTTGTTAATCACATATAGAGCTACAATTGACACAAAGAGTAAGATCACCATCTTCCAAGGAATTGTTTGTTGACGGATAATTACTCTCTTTGTTTTTTGATTTTGTCCATTCTTTTTTACAGCAGCCTTGAGAGCTTTAGCTAAGCTATCATTCTGTAGCTTCATCATCTTCTCCATGTGCTTGAAGTATGACTCATTAAGCAATCTTTCTTGACGGGTCATACCTGCAGATATAGTATTAGTCACCTGATAAGGGAAGCTGTCTACTCTGATCTGTTTTGTTTCAAATGTGTTGTTCTGTACATTCCATACAGTATCTAACTTGTAGCTGTAATGCCACACAGTGTCTGGTTTGATTACTGCACCTTTTCTCTTAGCAGTATCAATATGCTTCTGAGCCTTAGCTAAATGATGCTCAATTGAGCAAGATACTGCTAAGCTTAAGATAAGTACTATAGATGTTACAAGAGTCAGTTTCATATTTCTGGGTCTGGTTGTGGTACATAATCAATTAAGGGTAATGTTTTTACCCAAAGAAATTCTTCATTAGTAGTTCGGTCTATTTCTTCTATAGAAATAATCCAGTTGTTATCATTATCTTGTACAGGTCCAAAGTAGCTATCAATATCAAATAGCTGCCCGTCTAGCAATACTTTCTGCTCTTCTGTTAATAGTCCTACCTGTATCATACGTTTCTTCCTAATGTTGTTTGAAAAGCTTGTACAGCAGTATTAAAGTTAGCTTCCTCTGTATCTGTCAATCCCCAACCAATAGAAGCTAATGCTAGTTCTCTAGTTGAGAAAAATGTTCTTGTATTATTAAATCTAGCAATTGCTGAAAGAGCAATTGGATATATACCAAAATTATCTACATTTTGAGCACTTGGTGCAGAAGTTCCATTTCTACCAGATTTGATAGTTGTAAGAGAATTATCTCTTTTAAGCATTATAAAACCTGTAGTAGGAGATATACTAGTAGTTAATATACTTCCTACACCATATACATTTGTGTATTGGTTAACTGCATAACTAGGCATTATATAAACACCTCTTGCGTAACTAGTATTAGAGCCTCCCATATCTGCTCCACTTATTACATCTGTTCTTGAGTAGTATGCAATGTGTATATCATCTAAATGATCTGCAGGAGTCCAATTAGTATAAAAGTTATTAGGTCTAAACTTTGTATCTCCCCAAGCAGTAACTCCATTTGGTAAAATACCTGTACTGCTGTGTGTCCACCCACCGTTAAATTCAATTCTAAATCCAAGATCTGTATCTACAGGATTCTTAAGATTGAATTTATGACTAAAGGCTGTACCTCCTACAAATGGATATAAAGCCATTAGTTTATTCCATAAGCCATATCCTTTAACATCTAATACCAATTGATTAACAGCAGTAATTTGAGTTGCGTCAGTTATGGCAGCTGCAGTAATAAAAGCTTGGGCATCTGGATCTAGACCCCCTGCTTGAGTTATCACAATGCTGTTTTTAACAACACCCAATGAACTATTAAAGTTGATATTAGTTGCCATCAGTAAGTCTTATTTAATGTAAAGATTTCTGAATAAATGCTATCTCCAGAGTTAGCTGTACCCCACTGCGCTGTTATAACTAATGTATTGTCTATAGTTGTGTCAAATCCTGTAGAAGTCTCAGTAGAGAAGTTAGTTCCCTCAAATGAATTAGAGGCATTCTTAGTATAGAAGAAGGTACCTCCTGTAGCAATTCTAGCTACGCCTGAAGTACCTAATGTTCTAACAATAAACTCTACCTCTAGCTTCCAGTGACCTGCGGTAACAGAAGACATGATTATAGAACCTGTATCAGCTAGTACAACACTACCTGATTTAATTCTGATACGCAAGGTATGATTGTTTACTGCAGCAATGTGTCCAGTAGCTACAGCGTGAAAGCTATCACCTACTTTAAATCCATTAGCTGGAACAGTAAGAGTACCTAATCCTCCATCTAATAAAGATGTCTCTACAAGAGTATTAGTAACGGGGGTACTAGAGTTAATCTGCGTGTACAGTCTGCTCAAATATCCATAAGGATTTAGAGAGTATCTATCAATATGGATGCTAGTACTCATTATTACGCTGTTATCTTAGTAACAATAAAAGTAGTCCCTGTTGCATCAAATGATATTCCATCTAGAGTATTACCAGCACCTCCTGCATCAAAATTAAGAGTGACTCCAGCTGGAAGCGATGTAACACTTACAGTTCCTGCAGCTGATCCTACATTAGCAATTGAAAAGCTGTAAGTACCAGCAGGTACAGCACCAATGCCTGTATGTGAAGTCACACTTGGAATTCTCATCGCAGGTGTAACAACTGATGTATTATTTGCGATAGCATTTAGTCCAAGAAGAACTTTATATTGCCAAGGGAAGTTATTCCCTTTATCACCTTCTGTTTTTAAATTACCTATTGACATAATTTCTATTTTATTACTGTTAGTGCTTGTATGATAAGTT